TTACCCGCGCCCCCGCAGGAATGGATTCGCCTGCGCTGTCTCACGCTGCTGCATAGCCCGCAGGAACGGATTGCTCTGCGTCGGCCGTGTGTTCTGCGTCGTCCCTCTCTGCTGCCTCGCCCGTACAAAGGGATTGTCAGACGCGGCCGCACCCGTAGAGCCGGAGGGCGTCCGCAGGAACGGATTGCCGCCGCTGGCGGAGGTGCCGGTGTACCCGCCGGAATACCCGCCGCGCCACGGCGCCTGCCCGATGGTGCTCTGCGCCCACCCCTCCGCGTAGTAGAGGGCGTCCTTCTGCGCGTTGGTCAGATCAAGGCTGTCGATGGCCTGCAGCTTCTCCGTTTTCTTGGACATCCCGCTGCTGAGGACTTTGTACTGGTAGAACTGCTCCGCCGTGATGCCGGCGTCAGTCTCCAGCACCGCCTGCTGCCCCAGTGTTTTGTCGCTGGCCATGTCCGCAAAATAGATCTCCGCCTGCGCCGTCAGATCCATGCCGGAGTTCTGCATCCACTCGAACTTCTGCGTGGCCACGCTCTTCTGCGCCGTGGACTTGATGTCCTTGGTGCCGAAGTAGTAGGTGTAGAAGTCATCGTAGCTGACGCCGTTGATCTTGGCCGACTTGGCTCGCTCGTACACGTCCTTGTTGTAGGTCTGGATGGCGTACTCCGCACCGAAGCACTCTTTGTTGGCAGCGCGGTAGGCCTCGTCCGTCTCCATTCCCTGCCGCAGGTACTTCTCTGCGGCGGCACGGTAGGACTCCTCCACCGCCAGCGCGTTCTTCTGGATACCGGTCACAACTGCCTTCAGCTCCCGGGTCTTCTGCCGCTTCTCCTTGTCGGACAGTTCGGAGGACTCCACCTCCCTGATCTCCTTCCACAGGTCGGAGCAGGCAGACTGCTGCTTGCTCCAGAACCGGCTGACCACCGCCGCTGTCTCATCGCCGCCGTTCTTGGCATAGGTCAGCTCGTCCGCTTCGTCGAAGAAGTCGCCGCTTACCCGGTTGTTCGTCACCGCATCCGTGGTAAAGGCCTTGGCGAACATCCCCCGTTCCGCCTGCGGCGTCAGGATCGGCAGCAGGAAGTCGCCCACCACGCCGCTGTACTGATCCAGCACATAGTTCAGCTTTTTCGGCGAGATGCCCAGCGCACCGCCCACCGCCTTGGAGAACACGTCCGTGCTGCTGTCATACCGCTGGCCCGGCGCGTAGCCCTGAAGCCGCTGGTTCTCGATGTCCCCGCCGTACCACGTCCGGCCCGGGCTGTCCGGATCCAGCAGCGCCGAATCCACCAGCGCCGACGCGATGTTGCTGGTCAGAGGATTGGCCGGCGCCACCTGATTGCCCATGGTGTTCAGCGTGGCAATAAGGTCGATGTCCTGCCCCCGCACGGCGTCTGATACGCGGTCTGCGGTGATGCCCAGCAGCGACAGCTCCCGGCCCTTGGGGATCTTCAGCCAGATGCCGTCCTTCAGCTTGAACATGTAGTTGGTGTCCTTGTCGCTGTCCCGCAGGTCGTCCCACTCCTCATCGTCGTGGTATAGCAGCGAGTTGATGAGCGTCGGCGCAATGCCCAGCACGGCGGCCCTGCCGATGAGTTTGGCCCACTCCCGGCCGCCCTTCGTCTCCGTCACCCGCCGGATCATCTTGTCGAAGCCCTGAATGCCCGGATTCAGGAACGGCACATAGTTGGCGTTCAGCACCTTGCCCAGCGTACCGGCGCGGCCGAAGTTCACCGTTACGTCAGCCGCCGCATAGAGGGCGTCCGCCAGCGTCTCCGAGTTGACGCCGCCCTTTTCCACCACGCTCATGAACTCTGCCAGACGGGGCGCCTGCTCCGTGACCATGTTCAGCGACTCCAGCCGCGCCACGAGCTTCCCCGCCTTGCTGGTAGGCTCCTTCACTGTTCCGGTGGCGTAGTCGAACACCGAGGAGTAGGAGCCGCCCAGCGCCTTGTACATCTGCCAGTATTCGCCGTTGTTTTTGATCTGCGCCAGCGCCCGGGGATAGTTCCGCAGGAACGCCTTGCCGTCCCGGGTGTACAGGCCCGCCGTCTGCAGGTCGCGCACCGTGTTCCGCACGAGGAACGTGGGGTTATAGCCGGTCACAAGGGACTTGAACAGGTTGTTGCTGGCCCGGATGATCTTCGTTAGGGTGTTGCTCTCCACCGCATCCGGCGAAAGGGCCTTCAGCGCGTCGAAAAGGGTGTCGTCCACCGTCAGCTCCCACAGCTTACCGTCCCGGAACACTGTAAAGGTCTTGTCCTTTGCAAGGGGCTGACTGCTTACGTCGTTCAGCGTATCCGGGTCAAAATCGCTGCCGTCGAACTCCTGCGCGTCCTTGATGTACCGATGTACCGCCGGCAAATCCCCGGCGCTCACATAGTCGTCCAGCATGCGCTGACCGAACCGGTTCTTGCTGCCCTCGCGCACCGCCTTCATGGTCTGCTTGCCCAGCGCCTCGTGCAGGGGCACCAGCTGCTCCGTGCCGCCCTGTGCGCGGCCCACCGTCCTGCCGATGCGCACGGCGCTCCGGTCGCGCCCCGCTCCCGCATCGCCGTCCGTGACGCGCAGCGTCGGTACATAGTTGGGATAGTACCTTTTCAGGAAGTCCGCGTTCTCCTGCGTCATCAGGCCGCTGTCCACCCGGTACTGCATCAGATTGTCGATGTAGCTCCGCACCTGCTGCCGGTATTCCTCGAACTCCGGATGCGCCTGTAAGGCACGGCGCGCCCGTTCCCGGCTCACGTCCGCCGTGACATCCACGCCGAACACCGGCTTGTCCTTGATGGCGTCTGCCCGGTCTACTGCCCGCAGCAGCTGCATCCGCTGCCTTGCCAGCGCCGCCGTATCGGGATCCGGGTCTTCCGCCAGCCGCCGGAGCTGTGCTTCCGTGTCCGTGCGTATCTCCGGGTTTTCCACATCGAACTCCCGCAGCGCCGCCCGGGCCTCCAGCATGGCCTGCTCCTTATTCTGCGACAGGCTCATGCGGTCAATGTTGTGCAGGTTAAAAAGATACATCTGGAACTCGTGGTAGTAGTCCTCGCCCTTCTGCCGGATGGGTGCAAAGATGGCGTTCAGGCTCTCCCCCACCTTCCGGGCGTTCACGTCCGTCTGCGCATCCGCGATCATGCTGACGCCCGCAGAGGCCGATGCCCGTGCCTGGTTGTAAAACTGGTAGAGGTACGGGTCGTTGACCGCCTCCGACACCTTGCTGACACTGTGTCCGGCGTCCACCATCTTGCGGTAGAAATAGCTCCACGCCTCCCGCGCCTTCTCCCCCGCGCTCCTTCTCTCCGGCGTCGTGTGGTCTGTCACCATCGACTCCGTGTCGTGGATGCGATCCTCGCGGGAGCCGATGGGGTCTGCCTGATCCGCGTACAGCCGCACAAGGTCGTCCAGATCGGCCTGCGTGGTCTGCTCCACCGTCCGCTCCGGAGGGGCCTCCTGCTGCTCCAGCCGCCGGAGCTGCGCGTCATACACCGCGTCCGACACGGTGTACGGGTCGTCTCCGATGATGTTCTCATCCCGGGCCAGCTGCTCCATGTAGGCGTTCTGCTCTGCCGCGTCCTGCGCCGATACCGGCTCCGCCGTCACCTCCGGCGGCGCCATGCGATCGGAACCGCCGTACAGCGCCTGCCACGACATGGCGTCCTCCGACGTTGCGTCGCTGGTATCCCGCCGGTACACCCCGTTCTCCTGCACCATCCGTCCGGCGTCCTCCCCCGCCATCTCGTCGATGCTCCGCCCGGTGGAAAGTTTTTCCGTGTTGACATTCAGCGCATTTCGTAGTATATCTGTAGTATAGAGTTCGCTATTTGTGGTATCTGACCCTCTATGGGTTTTGAGGTGCTCGGTACCACGAATGTCGAACTCTTTTTCTGTAATCGCATCATGCAGATATAGCCTCTGAGTCTGCGGATCACGCTGAAGCATAACGGCAGTGTACATTTTTTCGGCAGGTGTTCCAACCGTGACCGGAGCGGCCACAATGATTCGTTCAAGGCCGCTGTTGTTTTTGTTTATCGTATAAATTACCTTGCCGTATTTGATCACATCAGGCACCGCAGCAAACGTGACCACTTTTACAGGGGTCATCCCGTGTCTGAATTCGGAGTTAATGCTTGATTTCCCGAGGGATACATCGCCAAACTGCTCGCTGTACACGTTGTTTCCGATGGAATCAAAAAACATCTTAACTCTTTTATCAAGCGGTATGCTTCTGTCCCCCAACTCATTCCCGGTAAAACGACCGATGGGTTCCATGTTTTGGAGCGCAACAGAATTTTCCCGAATTTCTTTCTCCGTGTATTGCGGGTATCTGATCTCATACCCCACGCCGCCGTCTGCGAACACCGTGGCCTCGTTGCCCAGGTCAGGCCGCAGCTGGCGGCGCTGCTCTGCGGTGTAGCTGCGGCGGTCAGCCGCGTCCCGCGCTTCGATCTCGCCCGCCGTGTTGCGGTAGAGCTCCAGCGTGTTGGCATTCTTGAAGTAATCCACTCTGGCTCTGCGGTCAAAGTCGGCCTGCGTATAGGCGGAGTACTCGTCCGCATACGGGCCGTTGTATAGGCTCTCCTCAAGCCGCAGCACCTCGTCCCAGTTCTGGTCAAGCTTGGCCCTGTTGATTTGCCTGACCGTCTCCTGCACGGTGTCTGGCATAGTGTCAAAAGCGTTACGCACGCGCCTTTCCGCTTCCAGATACCGTCGGTCGCTTTTGTACGCCTGTCTGTCCTTATTCTTGTACTTCCAGTAGTCGGGGTTGCTGCCGCCGGCGAACTCCTCTGTGCCCTGAATGATGTGCTGGATCTCGTGTACCAGTGTGCGATCAGGCGAGCCTACCAGATCCTTGCTCAGCACAATGGTGTCCGCTCCCGCATCGTAGTACCCGTTTACGCCCGGCATCGTCTCCTTGAACACCACCGAAGTGTGCCGCAATGCCGGGTATGCTTCAAACAGGTCTCTGTGGCGCAGGAAGTCGGCCAGCTCGTACTTCTCCGCCCATGCGCGGTCGTAGTATTCGCCCTCCAGCCGTTCGCTCTCCGCCGCTTCTTCCGCCGTCAGGGGTTCGCCCCGGTTTTCGGCGTTCCGCGCCCACTTATCCGTCAGCTCCTGCAGCCGCCGGTATCCGCTCTCCTCCATCAGTCGTGCATCGCCGTCACGGCGGTACTCCATGCCGCTGTCGTCGATCTCAAAGCGCCACTTGCCGTCCATACCCCGGAACCAGCCGGTCGCTCTGCGGATGGTCTGTGCGTCCGTGCCATCCGCTTCCATCTCGGCCGCCCTTGTCAGGGCGTTCAGGTCTGCCGTCTTGGCATTCTCGCCTGCATACAGCAGCTGCGTCGCTCTGCCCTGTGTCCCGGTCTCCGCCTGACGCAGGGCTTTTTCATAGAGGTTCTGTGCGTCGATGAGCCGCCGCTGCTCCTGCGTGCCCTGCAGCTTCGCCACGGTGTCGCGCAGCCAGTCGTAAATACGCTGGAACAGGCTGCGATCCTGCACCAGCAGCCGCCGGACGGTGGCCTCGTCGGTAAACAGCTTCTTCTCGGCGAACTTGGCCACGATCTCCCGCGTGGCCCCGTCCTCGTCCAGCGTCACGCCCGCCCCGGCATAGTCGGCGATCACCGCACGGCGCAGGGTGTCCACATCCGCGCCCATGTTCTCCGCCACGAACCGCAGGGCCGCGTCGGAGAACCTGCCGTACAGGCCGCTGCGCTCCATGTGGTGGGTCAGCTCGTGAATCAGCACCTGCCGCACCGGGTCTGCCGCCGACGGGTCGATGGAAATGACGCCGTCCTGATAGCTGCCCCGCACGCCCTCCTGCATGGCCCGGGCCTGCACCGTCGCGCCGAAGCGCTGGGCAATGTCCGCCGCCGTCTCGAACTGCATCTGCTTTTCCTGCGGCATCTGCGCCAGCGCCCCCAGCCACGCCGTGCGCTGCTGCGCGTCCATGCCGTTGGCGTCCACCAGCCGGGGCAGCTGTGCATACTTGACACCTGCCGTCTCTTGTGGTATATTATCCCCAGCGAATTCAACGTTTGCCAGCAGCTGGAGGGATCGTATCTCTGTGCCGGGCAGCAAGCGATTGAGTTCGCTGCTGTTTTTTACCAGCACAGTAGCATCACTCCCCAGATTCTGCAGAAGGCCCTCCATGGATCCTCTGTTGTGAATGCTGGTGATTTTGTGCGCCTGTTCTCCAAACAGATCTGTGTCTACCTGCACGGCCACAGCCAGCGGTTTTCCGCTGGCTTTTCCTTTTGTCAGGTAGACCAGCGCCCGGCGTGCCGGATTGTATACTACGGCGGCGCTGCCGCGCAGCTCATCCTCAAGCGCCAGAATGTCACCCCTGTTCATGCTGTGCGCCGAGCGGCTTCCGCTGCTATCACGTTCAGCCTTCGTGATCACGCTGGTTGGCAGGTACAGTGGTGCGTCCGCCACGCCCAGTCGTGTACCGATTTCCGCACCGGTAGTTCCAAGATAAAGGCTATCGCTGCTCTTCAAATTACCGTTGTAATAGCTTGCAATTTGGCTCTGCCACGGCATCGTTCGCGTTTTTTTGATGGAATACTGCGGTGCCGCGTCCCGGCCCTGCGGGTCAGTGTCGGTACTCCCCTCATTGCCGTCATACCTGTATGTGCCGGGGCTGATAAGAGAGCCCGCTGCGCCGGTCATGCCTCCCACCGCGAAATCGTACAGGGAGTTCGCCAGCACCTCGCTGGCGCTGTCCACCTCTCCGCCGTATATGCGCGGCATCTGCCACTCCATCCAGTCGCCGATCAGTTCCTCCAGACCCTCGCCGGTGCCGGAGGCGGCCACCTGCAGCAGCGCGTTCAGCGCCCGCTTGCCCGTCTCCGATTTTCCCAGCTTGTCCACCGCCTTGGAGATACCTCGCTGTACGGCGTCATCTATGGTGCCGCCGCCATACGCTTTCGCAAACGGCGCCGCGATGTTGCTGAACATTTCCGTGACAACTTCCTTTGCGGCCACCGCGCCGCCATACAGAAGCTGCCCCTGCAGATCTGCGCCGCCCTCTCTGGCCGCCTGCGTGCCGCCGCCGAAGGCCCGGAAAGCAAACGGCAGCTTGCTTCCCTGTGCCCCCATGGCCGCATTCAGGAGCATATCTCCCGCCATTTGGGTCATGGATGCACCGGCGTCCACCACCTGCTGTCCGAATATGCCCAGTCCCTCCTTGGCCTTCTCTATATCCCGGCCGCCGGATCGCTGTACCTGCGCCGCAAGGTCGCGGGCAGCCTCTCCCGCCTGCTGCTGCACCCCCGTCCCCTGAACGGGCTGCACATTGCCAAGACTTCTGTAAAGCTCGTTCAGGTCTTCCGTTCCGAACTTCGCTGCGGCGTTATAGGCCGCTTCCAGCGCCTTCTCATATGCTCCGTCGCCCAGCACCGTGGCAAGCGCCCGCATCTTTGTCAATGCACTGTCCAGTTCCGCCTTTGCCGCAGGCGATCTGCCCCCGTCGTAAGCGTACTTGGCGCGGGCTACCGCCCACTGGGCATCCCGCAGTTCCTCTGTATTCTGCAGCGTCCGTTGTCCCTGACCAGCCTGATACATCGCTCCCATGGCGTCCATATTGCTGGCGAGGCTGCTCTTTGCACCGCCGGAGACTGTCTTTCCCGCACGCGCAAAGAACCCCTGCCGCTGATCCTTCTTATTGCTGCCGGTGTCCGATACCATCGTGCCGGTGTTCACCAGCTGTTTCCCGGCGCTCTGCGCCGCCTTGGGCTTCACGATGGGCGTTGTCTGCCGCGTTGTCGGCGGCGTGATGAGCTTCATGCCCCCCTTGCCGTCCGCCATGGCCACGCCCTCCCTTGTCAGCAGCAGCGGCGCGGGCAGGGCATTTTTCTGCGCCGAAGGCAGGGATGCGCGCTGCACCCCTGCCTGCTTCTGTGTGTTCTTCTCCCGGTCGTCAAAAATGTTCATGGTGTACCTCCCAGCCGCTTACACGCGGCTCTGCCGGTTGACGCCGCTGTAGTTGTATCCGTATCCGCTCTGGCCGCCGCCCTGCGCCTGCTGATACGCATTCCACGCTTCCTCCGCCGTCATGCCGTCGGCCGCCGCACTGGACTGCGACCCCCACATACCGTCGGCCGTCACACCCAGAGCCTTCTGCATCGCCGCCACCTGCGCCGGCGTCAGACTGCCGTTGTTGTACCCGCCGCCGTAGGAATAGGAGCCGCCGGAGCCGCCGGACGCGGCCTGCTTCCGCTGCCACTGGGCGACCTGGTCCGCCTCCTGATCCTTCTGCAGCAGGTACGCGGCATACTGCCCCTCCACCGTGGACTTGCGGGCCGCCATCTGCTCCGCGATCTCCGTTTCCCCTGCCAGCCGGGCGGCCTCGATGGCCTGATCCAGGTCGGCCAGCGTCTCGATATACTGCCGCTCCAGATCCGATACCTCGTTCTGATAGCTGGCGTCCAGCGCGATACGCTGGCTGTCCGCCATGCCGCCGTACACGCCGCCGGCCGCCATCTGCTGATCCAGATTTCGCTGCGACATCATGCTGTTGACGTAGGCCTGCCGTGCCGCATCGTCGTAGTTCGTCTTCGCCTGCTCCTTCTGGCGGTTGTATTCGTCCTCCGACTGCTTTATCCTGGCCGCCACAGCCGTCCGCACGTCCGACTCGAACGAGTCGCCGCCCATCGTTTTGTAGTATTCATCGTAGCTCATGGGCTCCGAACCTCCCCCGCCGCCGTAATAGCCGCTGCCGGAGTAGCTGCCGCCGGAGTAGCTGCCGCCGGCAGAGGGCTCATAGGTGCCCGCAGCCGACCCGTTGCCCCCGCCGCCGGTGCCGCTGCCGCCGCCCTGTGACGCGGCAGCCACCCGGCGCTTGACCTCCTCCTGCACGGCGGACGAGTCGCCGGTGCCGGAGGTGCCCGTCCCGCTGGCAGAGCCGCCCACAGACCGGTTTCCCTGCAGGCCGCCGATCTGATAGCCCCCGGAGCCGCCCAGCATGTCCTGCGACAATGCAGGCACTTTCCCCGCCGCCCTTGTCATAACGCCGTTCTTCTCATAGATATTCACGCCCGTCCCCCTGTCGCTGGACGCATCGGAACGGGACGGCACCCTTGACGGCGTCTGCGTCACGGTGCGGCCGCCCCCGTTTCCCCCGTAGTCCACATAGGCCCCGCCGCCGGAGATGGGCGTCTTTTTCTTTGTCCCCTTGATGATATCAGGCATAGTATGTAACCTCTCTTTCATGCAGAAGGGCGCTCCCGCATCACGCGGGGGCGCCCCTGTTGTTTATACCCCCAGCAGCTTGCCCCAGGTGCCTTTCCCGGCGATGCCGTCCGCACCCAGCGCGTACTTGGTCTGGAACTGCCGCAGCGCCGCGTCCGTACCGCCTCCGAAATCGCCGTCCGCACCGGCCTTGCCGCAGTCGAAGCCGCGGGCCATCAGCGCCGCCTGTAGCGTCTTGACATCCGCGCCGGTCATACCCCGGCGCAGGACGCGAACCTTCATGTCCAACTTTTCGTCCTCCTTTTCCACTGGCGTGACGCTTGCCCCGCCCTGCATGGCCGCCGCCACGTCGCGGCGGAAGCCGTCCATGGTGTAGGCTGCGCCCAGCCCCTTCCAGTAGTGCTCCGGGTCAGTGTGCCCCGCGCCTACGCCGCTGAGCCGCGCTTCGTTGTGGGAGATGATGACGCCCTTTTTCAGGGGGTCGAGGGCGTATACCTCACACAGGTGGGCGAACAGCTCCACAGCGGCCTTGTAGGCCGTCTCGCAGTGCTTCAGCGCCGCCGCGCGGTCACGCACGCGGAACTTGTCGCCGCCGGTGTAGGTGATCCGGCTGCTCTCGCACATCTCAATGCCGCAGTGGGTGTTGTTGGCGCTGCCGCCCACATGGGGCAGCCGGAAGTTCCACGGTGCGGTCTGGTATACGGTGCCGTCGTTGGCGTCGATGAAGGCGTGAACGGCCACGTCCTTGCTCTCCTTGTTGAACAGCTTGACGAACACCGCCCCGGATGGCTGCGCACAGCCCACCGAGTGCAGCACCAGCCCCAGCGGCCCCCGCCGCTGGAACGTGGTGTAGCGGCTGTCCGCGCCGCTCAGGTTGGCCTTGTAGTAGGGGTTGCGGGTGGTGTAGCTCTCAATAACTTTCATTGCCGCCCGCCCCCTTCGCCAACTGCTTGCCGATCTGGTCAATGCCGGTGGCCGCAAGGCCGCTTACGATGCCCACTGCGGCGCTGGTGATGTAGTCGCTTGCCGGGTAGTCCGGGATGACGAACATGCCCGCGACGCCCAGCAGCAGGCCGCACACGCCCATGATCACCGGGATCCACTTGTTGTCGAGGCCGCTGGCCTTGACGCCCATGCCGATGAGATAGCAGATGACGGTGATAGCCGCCACGCTTGCAATGCCCAGAGATGCGATATCCATAGTTCTATTTCCTTTCCGGCCTTACTTGGCCTGTCCGTGATTTTCGTTTTCCAAATCTGCGATGCGCTGGTTGATGACCTTGATCTGCTCCTCCACCACCGGCATCCGCCGTGCGAAGTTGTTGTGCTCCCGCACCTCGCGGGTCAGCTCCTCCAGCTTTGTCTCCGTCACGGCCTGCGTCTTGCGGTTGCTGACCAGCACCCCGCACAGACTCAGCATCCCCGTGATGACCGCCGCGATGATCGCTTCTGTCACGCCTTCACCCCCCTCACAGCTCCGCCGACAGCAGGGACACCGCGCCCGCGTTGAGGGCGGCGGCGGTCATGCCGTGGCTGGCCTTGGCGGCGGAGATCATCACGCCGTTGGCCCGCGCCGCCGTGACGGCGAACGTGAAGCCCGTCTGATCCGTGCCGCCCATAACGCTGCGCACCTTGAAATCATCCACCGCGATGGTGGGTTTCGCCCGCATGGTCACAGGCAGCGGCACAAAGAAGAAGATGGTGCCCGTGCCGATGATCACGGCCTGCACCAGATCGGACGACAGCGGCACCAGATACCGCTGGCACCGCGCCAGCTCCGCGCCGTAGTCGGGCAGCTGGTTCAGCACCCACGCGCCGCCGTACAGATGCGCCAGCGTCTGCACATCGCCCAGCTCCAGCTTGGCGGCGATAAGCTTCGTGCCCGCCGCCGTGACGGTGAAGGTCTTGGTGGTGCTGTCGTAGCCCACGGGAACGACGCCCTCCTCCGTCAGGACGGTGGCCGTCACCGCGCCTACCGGCGCGTCCTCCAGCACCTGCGCCATGGTGCCGTTGAGGGTGATGCCGTCCGCCCCGATGGTCACGGAGCCGCTGACCAGCTTCCACCCGTCCAGAAAATATCCGGCGGTGCTGATGGTGCCGCTGACGCCCCGCTGGTTCACCGGATGGCCAAAGTACCAGTTTCGCAGCAGATTGGGCGCGGCGTAGGCGCCGATGCCCGCCAGCGCCCCGCAGAACGCCGCATAATCGCCGGTGTAGCCACCCCGCCTTGCGGCGCCGTAGGCGCTGACAAGGCCCAGATTCAACCACCTATTAACACTGCCGTACACCGTAAAATTTCGCAGAGGGACGGCGGTGGTGGGCAGCACCTCCGTACCGTCGGCCATGAACCAGTAGCGGATGCCCTCCACCGCGGGCAGTTCCCCGAATACGTCCCCCGGATGATAGGTGTGGCTCTCGATGGTGACGCCGCCCACCTCAAACGCCACCACCATTTCTGTGATTGCCATAAGATTCCTCCTCTCGTTTATGTTTTTATTTTGACCGTCCCCGTCACATCAGGCGGGTAGTCGCCGGAGACGGCCAGCTCCGTGTGGACGGGGTAGCTGGGCAGCGTCCCCAGCGTCACCGTCTCCGTGGCGGGGGTCGCCAGCGCATACCAGACCACCGCGCCGGTGGTCAGCTGGCCGGTACTACTGGCCCATGTGTTGCCCACGCTCTCGCCGGCGTAGCTGTCTATGACCCCAACCCGGCGCGTCACCTGCCACTGCCCTCCGCCGATGTACGCCATCTCGTCGCGGATGTCGCTGCCGGGTATGGCCCTCAGCACCGGCAGCGTCACGGTGGTGGGTGTGGTGCCCGTCCGTCCGCTGGCTGTCAGGCTGCCCTCGGACGCCACCAGCGGCTGAGGGTAGTCCGGGCTTGGGGACGGCTGCCCGCCCACGTAGGGTTCGTAGGCGGTGGGCGTGTCAACCGACACCATCAGCCGCAGCGCCACGTCTACAGCCTCGCCCTCCGTCAGGATAAGAACGCATGCAATAGACGTCTCCTCTGCGTTTCGCAGTCCGTAGACCTTTTCGATGCTGCCCTGCAGTAAAAATGGCGTGATCACATACCCCTTGCCGCTCAAGTCCGCGTTGGGCGACCACAGCAACACGAAGGAGTACCAGCCTCCAACGTCGCCCGACACCGCAGTGCTCTGGATCCTGACCACGTCCCCGTCGCGCGTGATCGTTAGGTTATAGGGTTTGACACTGTTGATTGTGCAGGTGCTGATGTCCAGCAGCTGGGCGCCGCTGTACGTCTGCTGCTTCCCCCGCCCCTGCGCCGCGACACCTACCACGTCGTCGTAGGTACCGTCCCAGCTGGCGGGCGCGGCCTTGGATACGTCCACATATCCTGCCACCAGCTGCGTTCCCTTGTAGAGTTTCCCGGGCTTATAGGCGCCCTTGTACAGCACGCCGGGCTTGGTGCCTCTGTAAAGCATCGTCAGCCCTCCTCGAACACGCCGTACCAGCTGTCGGCGTCAATCGTCCCCGCCGCCACCGCCGCGTCATAGGCGGCCTGCGTCATGGCGGTGATGCCCGGGTCGCCCTGCGGCCCCTGCGAGCCGGTGTCTCCTGTGTCGCCCTTGGGGCCTGTGTCGCCCTTGGGGCCTGCGGGCCCCGTCACCTTGCCGATGACCACCGACACACCGCTGTCCAGCGTGTAGATCAGATAGCCATCTGTACTGATGCCGAAGGCGGGCGGCGTGTCGCCGGTGTAGAATAGACGCAGCTCGCCAGTGTCTGCATCTACGTCAAACCCGTACAACCCGTCCGCTACGACAGATGCGCCGTCCTTGCCGTTCAGCCCGTCCGTGCCCCGCTCCGCGATCAGCAGCCAGTGGGCCGCGTCCGGCGGCGCGGTGCCGGTACAGGCCACGGTACACAGGTAGCTGCTGCCCTGCCACGCCGCCTTATTCCCCGGCACATAGCTTTTGGCGGGATCGTAGGCCGCATAGTCATTCCGGGCATTCTCCGACGCCTGCCGCACCGTCTCGTTGGCCTGCCGGATGGCCTCGTTCTGGACGCGCACCTTTTCGTTTGCCACCCGCTGGCTCTCCGCCGTCTTGCGGGCCGTCTCCGCCGTCTGGCGCTGATTTTCGGCGGTTTGCCGCTGGCTTTCGTTGGTCCGGATGCCCTCCTCCGTGTTGTTGATCTCGTTGATCGCATCCACCGCCGCGTTGTAGGCCGGAGCTACCAGCTCACGCACCATCTTGTCAAATACCGCCTTGTTCTGCGCCGGCGTGCCGGTCAGCACATCCGGCGCGGAGCAGACGCCGTTTGCGTCCATTTCTGCCGGTGTGATTTTTTTCAGTGCCATCGTCTCACCTCTTGTAATTTCCGCCGGATTCCTTCCACTGCACGCCGAAGGCGTACAGTCCGAAGGGCTCGTTGTTCTCGTTGTTTTGCAGGCGGAAGGCCACCTTGTCCACCTTTTTCAGCTTGATCTTGCCGTACAGCGTCCGGGGTGTCTTGTCCGCCGAGAAGCTGATCTTGCCGAAGTTCACATAGGTGTAGTCGAAATACCGGGCCTTGCCCTTGGCATCGTACACCTGCTGCCACAGGCCCCGTACCCGGGCATGTACCGTCACGCCCGTCACCGGCGACGCCGCCAGCCGTACCGCGATGCCCGTGAAGGTCTTCACGCGGAAAAACAGCTCGCCGTCGTAGTCCGCCGTCTCCCAGTAGGCGTCGATGGGGTCTCCGTCGTCGTTGTAGGCCTGGGGGTCATCCGCCGCCGTGCTGAACCGGCACAGCTTGCCCGCCGCCGTGCCGAAGCACAGCGCGCCCTCCGCGTCGGTGAACACCACCCGCGCCGGGATATCCGGCCAGCAGTAGCACTCGTACTGGTAGCTGCTGGCCGGGCTGTTGCGCTCGTAGGTCTTCTGCTGCGTATCCAGCAGGTACAGTGTGCCATCCAGCGCCAGCACATAGAAATCGCCGTAGATGCAGGCGCTGGCCGCCGGCCGCCCTGCCGCCGCCCGGAGGGCGCTGCCGATGTAGTAGCTGCGCTCCTGGCTGTACCGCTCGCCGGTCAGCTCCTCCGCCGTGATGGCGTACACGCCGCGATCCGTGAGGAACAGCGGCTCCTTGTCCGTCTGGCAGAAGCTGTCCGTGGCCACGGCGTCCTGCCCGATGATGGTGTTGATGATGCGGAACAGGGCGTTGCCGTCCTCGTCCAGACTGCCGCTGCGCACCACCACGTTCCGGCCATCCGAGCTGCCGCTGATAAAGGCCGCCAGCGCGTTGTTCAGCACGGCGTAGCCCTTGATCTCGCCGCCGTCCCGGGCCAGCTTCGTATAGTTGACGTCCGGGAAAAAGGCGGGATCCTCAAACTCGCTGTAATAGTCGACACCGGGCTTTCCCGCATTGCCGCTGAGAAATACCCGGTCTGTGCTGCCGCCCACGCCGTAGACCGCCGCCAGCGAGCATTGGTTGATGCTGTCCAGATAGCCGTCCCGTGTCTTGGCCGCCGTGATATGCACGTTGTCCTGCCCCGTCACAGGGCTCTCGCCCGGTGCGGTCATAAACGTCACCTTCCCCGCCGCCCGGTCTACGGTGAAGTCCGCGCCCTCCGTCTTGGCCACCCATACGCCGTTGGCATCCAGCACCTCCGCCGTCACGGCGTCGCTGTCCAGCCCCGCCGTGGTCAGCTGATAGACCGTGTCCTTCTCCGTGCCGAGGAAGCTCTCCGTCCATTTCCGTCCCAGCAGGTTCAGCCCCTTATAGGCCTGTCCGCCGCCTGTGGGACGGCGGGAGATGATGATGGTGGGCACGGTGGCGTGGGCCGACACCAGCGACAGCGCCGCGCCGTCGTACACGCGGTAGGCCGTGCCGTCCAGCAGGTACAGCTTTCCGTCGAACACAAAGCTCCGGCTGCGGGCATCGGCCATATTCCCGATGGCCGTCAGGCTCCACGCGCCGCCAGCCGCCACCGCCAGCCGGTACAGCTTCGTGCCGGCGTGGATCAGCACCTCGTCCAGCAGATGGTGCACGCCGTTGATGGCCGCGCCGCCGGGCGCTGTGACCATGGTGGTGTAGCCCGTGCGCTTGCGCACCTTGCCCACCTGATCCCGTATCATGTTGGGGGCCGACGGCGAGCGGGACTTGTCCACATTGGTGGGACTGTTGTTGAGGTCAACGCCCCGAAACGTCTCCACCACCGTGCTGTAGGTCTTGCTCTCCGCCGGAACTGCAAATTTTGCCATCGCTTACCACCACCCCGTCGTATTCCGCCGCGTGCCGGACAGCAGGCCGCTGACGCCGTCCTCGTAGGACTGCCGCAGCTTCTCCAGCCCGTCCTCGTACTCGTTGCGCAGCACGGTGGCCACCGCCAGATCGTCCTCCTTGTACAGCTCCGCCGCTATATACAGCGGCAGCAGCACCACGGCCTCCGGCGCAAGGTCGAGTTCCTCGCTGTCCGGTGTCTCCCGGGTGATGACCTGCGGATAGGCCCTGTACCAGATGGTGTATATCCCCACCGGTGTCCCCGGCAGGATGAGCACATCGTCCCCCTCCAGCCGCCAGTCCTCCGCCAGATCGTAGACGGCGCCGTCGTCAAACAGCACCTGTCCCCGGTGGATGCATCGGAAGCGGGGCAGGTACAGCCGCAGGCTGATCTTGTACGCCTTGTCCACGGCGGGCAGCACCAGCTTCTCCGCCGTCTCCTGCGCCTCCTCCGCCTGCACCATCTCCACCTGCCAGCTTTTCAGGATGGGACGGCCAACGGACGCCACCTGCTGCAGCGCCTCGTTGGCCTTGGCCGGCATGGCGTTTATGTACTCCTGGTTGATGTCGTCCGGCGTCAGCACCGCTCCCTCGTTGGAAAACATGGTCTGCAGCGCCGCCAGCTTCACCTCGCTCCACGTCATACCGTTCCCCCTCCCTCCGTCAGGTCAGATCCTTGCCGGTGCTGATGTTGCCCGCCGCCGCGAAGCGCCAGTCCACAAAGCCCGCGCCGAAGCGGGCACGGCCGCGCCAGCTGTTGTTGTCGTTGTTCTGGTCGATGACGGACTTGACATCCAGCTTCTTGCGCTCCTGGAAGATGGCGCCGTCGCCGGTCTCCAGGAATTTGCTGTCCAGCAGGATGAAGGGCTTGTCCGTCTTGCCCAGATCGGCCAGCGCCTGCGTCAGATACGGGTCGATGATGACGTTCCAGCGGCCGAACTGATGGTTGTAAGCGTTGTTGGAGGTGGTGGGTTCCTTGTCCGCGCCGATGGCAGAGAACACCGCGTCCTTCAGGGCGGCGTCGTTGGGGATGAGGATGGTGTCCGGGGACACCGCCAGCAGCTCGCCGTTGTCGCCGGTGATCTGCTGCATCTCCGTCTCGATCTTGCCCAGCAGGGTCGCGGTGAAGTTGCCCTTGTACAGGTTGCACTGCTTCTTGCCGTTGACCTTGTTGACGTGCTCCTTGTGGAACAGCGCCAGACCGTCCGCGCTGTTGCAGGCAAAGCTCTTGCCGCCGAAGCTGACGGTGGTGCCGTAGATGCCGCCGGCATACAGGGCGCGGCCGAACTTCTCCCGAGTGCGGCCGTAGGCGGTGATGAGCTTTCTGGCACGCCGCTTCATCTCGCCCAGCTGGGCGTCCTCCACCAGCTCCTGCGTCACGGAGAAGGACTGCTTGAACGTCATGTTCTCGATGATGCGGTCGTAGCCGGACTCAAAGCCGGTGCGGGGATACTCGCCGCCCTCGCCCACAGGCACGAAGTCGTCCATGGCCGTCTCGCTGGAATGCTGCTCCGCCCAATGGCGGCTGTTCTCGAAGTGGAACAGGTACTTCAGCAGGCTCTCCCGCTCGAAGGCCTCGCCCAGCTTCTCGATGTAGGATGCCAGGGGCACCTGGCACTTGCCGAAAATGGGATCCACCAGACCGGAGCCGATGGATACCGTCACAAAACCACTCATGTGTTATCTCCTTTCCTCTCTCAGAACCTCACGACCACGCGGTCGCCCACGGCCTGCCCGTCCAGCGCCACGATCTGCGCCACGCCGCTGGTCTTGGTGGCCGTCACCTGCATGCCGTCTGTGTGGATGGTCACCTTGTCGCCCACACCGATGGCGGCGGAATCCGCCGGAGCCACGGCCAGCGTGGTCTCAAACTCCATGTAGTCCTGCACCGCCACGCAGGGCACCTCCCCCGCGCCGTTGGCCGGGCCGACACAGACGAACTCCGGCTTCGTGGTGCCGCTGCACAGCGTCACCTTGCCGCCGGACAGCTTCAGGGCCTCGCCCACGCTGTAGCTCTCGCCGGCCGTGGCGGTCTTGTACTCAATAGGGGGCGTCAGCCCCACCTTCATGCTGCCGAGTCTGAACATTTCTGCTCCTTTCTCCGCCCCTCTCCGGGGGCGTCACTGATTTTTGTGATACCTGCCGTAGGCGGCGTTGATCTCCTTGTCCGTGGCGTCCGGATCGAACTCACGGTAGGCCGCCGCCTCCTCCGGCGTGGCCTGATAGCCCGCCGGGCCCGCCGACGGCGCGGGATTCGCCATGTGGCCCTTCCCCCGCGCCTGATTCACCCCCGCCTGCTTTGCCGCCGTCAGGCGCTGTCTGTCGATGGCCTCGCGGTTGGCGAGGTAGTAGGCGTCCTCCAGCGACAGGCCCTTTTCCACATAGGCGCTGAACGCCTTGCCGGTGGGCATGGCTACGATGTCCTCCACGCTCCGGGCGTCCCCGCCGTACAGCTGGCGGATGTTGTCCACCGCCTGCCGGATGGCCGTGTCTGCCTGTGCGCTGACCATGCGGGCCTGCTCACTGATGGCCGACAGCTCCCGCCGCTGGGCTTCCTCCCGCAGCGGGCGCAGCTCCGCGGCCATGATGTCCCGCACCAGCTGGGGGTCGACGCCGGACTTCCGCAGGCCCGCCTCGGCGCCCTGCCGTGTCATGGCATCCCTGTACGCCCGCCAGTCCGCCTCTGTGCGGATGGGCTCGTTGGTGTAGGGGTTCACCTGCCCCCGGAACATCTCCTCGTAGGCGGCGTCCCGCGCCGCCTGCCGCTGGGCCTCCAGCTCCCGCTGGCGGCGTCCGTGGGCCTGTCTGCGGCGCTCCTCCATGCTCTGGGGCTGGCCGGACGCTTCCTGCGTGCCCTCCTGCGGCTTCCCTTCGGAGGAACCGCCCTCGCCGCCGTTGTCACCCCCCTCGACGCCCGCGCCGTCATCCGGTGCGCCCTCCTGCGGCTCCGTGCCGCCGGTGCCCTCCGGTTCCGCCGGTTCCTCCGGCAATTCCACGCCGAAAGCCTCGGCGTAATCCTTCTCGGTCAATTCCATGGTCCATGTCTCCTTTCGATTTTCACGCTCTTCGTGCGAAGCGCCCCTTTCCCGCCGGGGCCAAGCGAAGATGCCGCGCAGAGGCGGCCATGTGCGGTTTACTTGCTCTTCTTGGCCTGCTTGCCGCCGGTGCCGGTGCGCAGATCGGCGCCCGTGTACCGCACGGTACCCTTGGGCGCAGGCGCGGCCTTGGCGCAGGGCGCCTCCACCCGCTGGCTGCCGGTGTTGGCGACGCGGCCGGTATAGCCGGTGTTGTTCTTCATGCTGTCGTCCTCCTTTCCCGCGTATTCGGGTCTTTCCCGCCGGCCCGCCGGCGTATCGTTGGTTTCTTCCTGCTCCGAAGCTGGGGCGGACGCCCCGCCGTAAGGCAGGGGCCGCCATTTGACAGGAGGATACTGTCCATGGGGGCGGTGCGCGATCCCGCCCGCCGCAGCTCCGGAGCCCTCTTCACTTCGTCTCCGCCCCGGCGTCCGCCGGTACATCGGAGATCTTCCGCCGCAGCCGCCGGTCGTAGCAGCCGCACCGGGGATTCCGGCAGGCGTACTCCACTTCCTCGCCGCCGTCTGCGTTGGTGGTGACCCGATAGATCATCAGCTCCAGCCCGCACTCCTGACACTTCATGCCGTCACCTCCCCGCCGGTGGGCAGGAGGTCTCCCGCGCCGCCGGTCACTCCGGCCCCGCCCCGCGTCTCCGCCGGGACAACGGGCGCAGGGGCGGCCTGTGCCGCCTGCGCAGCGGCCAGCTGCTCCTCCAGACTCTTTTTCATGTCCGCCGCCATGGGGTAGTGCAGCTTCTCCATCTGCGCCCAGAAGCGGATCAGCGTGGTCAGCTCGGCGGTGGGGCCCATGGCCCCTTCCTGCAGATTCATGCGGGCCTCCTTCCACAGACTCTGCCGGTCTGTGGCCAGCGGCGCCGCGCTGTCGCAGGAAAAGAGAAAATCCGTGTTGTACCGCCATTCCCCCGCCGCGTCCTGATACAAAAAGTCGTGGCGGTCGAAGGTCTGATAGCTGACGTCGCCGTTCTCGTTGGTGCGCCGGATCGACCGCTTTTCGTCGCAGTTGGCCAGGAAAAATTTGAAAATAACCTCAAACAAATCCTGATACATGGCCTGCTTCATCACGCGCTTGCTCTCCAGTCGGCCCGCCGCCTGCTGGGCGCTGAACTCCTTGGCCACGGCGCTGGTGGCCGTTGGGTCCTTCCGCCCCTGCATGCTGTCGGTGACGCCGATGGTCTGCCGGGCCTCCTCGTAGATCTGCGCGCGCAGCGCCAAGTCCGCCGAAACGTCCACCTGCGTGTTGAAGGTCTTGACCATCTGCATCTCCGCCGCGTTCCGGATGCGCAGCACCCGGTTGTCCCGGTCATCCACGATGGTACCGGCGCTCTCCGGCACGGTGGTGAAGGAGCCGCCGCCCAGCACCTTGGCATTGATCTTGGTGCTCAGCTTGTTCAGCGCGTTCTGCTGGTCGGCGATGGCGTCGATGTCCGAGCCGCCCCAGAACCGCCCCGGCAGGCTGACGTTCTTCCGGACGACCAGCGGGTACACGTCCGGCTTGTAGTAGGGGATGCGGGTGGGGGCCTGCACCAGCCGCCGGTGCCGCACCGCCGGGCCGCCGGAGGCCCGCAGCTGGGGCAGGACGTCCCCGCCCTCCGTCAGCTCCTCCAGCACCGGCTGGCCCAGCTCGTCCCGCACCGTGCTCACGGCGGGGATCACCGTGCCGTCCCGCAGCACGATGTTCTCCGTCAGCTCCTCGTACTCCTCCGTGACCGTCTCAAACTTGGCACCGCCGCAGTAAGAGCACCTCCGCCCGTCGCCCACGGCACCGCAGGCCCTGCACCGGTGTACCCGCCGCACCTGATAGTCGTCAAGGTCCTCCAGCACCGTGTCGTTTACCCAGCGCAGCCGCCCCACGCCGCCGTCCTTGTTGCGGTAGTACGCCGTCACCATGGTCACAAGCTCGTCGGTGGTGTCCGGGCCTTCTCCCAGCCGCCGGGTCTCCGGGTCGGACTCGTTCTCGTCCTCCAGCTCTACGCCGTAGTTCACCCGGATCTGCCGCTTGGTCTGGGGCGTCTTGATGAACACCCAGTCCATGTCCGCCACCTGATACACCCCCGCCTGCGGCACGATGCAGCGCGGATGCATCAGCCGCACCCGCAGGTCGCCCAGCCAGTCCCGGCCCGACACGCTGTCCAGCCAGTCCACCAGCAGGCCGTGGCCGCCCTGCACGGGACTGATGCGCTCGCCCTCGTCGTTGATGCGCTCCATGGGCAGCCTGTCCAGCACGTCCCGCAGCAGGTTCTCCACGATGTCCGCCAGCTCCTCGTCCTCCGGCCGCACCGCCGTCACCTTGGGGCTGGGGATGGTGCTGTCCACCTGCGTCTCCACCATCTCGAAGCAAACATTCCGCACATGGGTGGCCTCGCTGATGCCGCCCTCGCCGTCCGCCTGGGCCCGGCCGCCGGTGCCGTAGATGGTGTGGTCGCCCTCGTAGAGCTTCTCCCGCTTCTGCATCCGGGCCCGTTCGCCCTCGATGGCGTTCTCCGCCGCCGTCAGGCGGTCCTGCCACAGCCGCAGCTTCTTCTCGTCCTGTTTCATGGCACCCTCCCTGTCAAAATTCCCGGCCGCCGGAGGCGATCATGTCCTCGTAGCTGCCGCCCTCGTCCTCGCCGGCGCCGTCGCCGAGCTTGTCCAGCATCTTCAAAAGCAGCTCCTGCGCCTTGAAAAAGCCCTTGGCGTCGCACTCCCACGTCCCGTCCGGCTCGTACGCGTGGGTGGCGCTGTTCCACACCATGTGCGGCGTGCCGCCCTTGCAGCGCTGCATCATCTCGTAGGCCTCCGCCGCCAGCGAATGGGTCGTTACTCCCAGCGCGTCGAACTGCTCCTTCAGCAGCCGGTTCCGGTACGCCTGCACCGCCGGATCCTTCATCAGCCTGCTGGCCGTCTGGGCCGCGCTCTTCTCGCTGTACCCGGCACGGACAGCGGCGCGGCTGCCGTTAAAGTCCACCAGCCACTCCCGAACGAAGCGCCTCTGCTTCTCCGTGATCTGCTTTTCCTCCGGCACCGTCACCACCCCTTCCGCCGGCAATACTTTTCGTTATCAACATTGTCGCACAGGTAGACAGCTTGTTATCATCATTCTGATTTTGGCCGAAGCCCTTGTGCCGCAAGGCCCAGACGGAAAATCGCGCCGGAACAAAAAATGCACCGGGGTCATTTTCCCTCGGTGCATTGCTGTATCACTTTTTGTACCAGCTCTCGTAAAAATCCTTTCGCAGACGGTACAGCGTGCTCTCGCTGACATAGTGCCGCAGAGCGATGGCGGTGATGCTGTCCTCGCCGCACATCACCTCCCGCAGAGCAGCAGAATAAGGCCCTCCGCATTGGCGCAGGAGCCTGTCGATCTTATTCTGCATCCGCTTCGGCTGCTCGTCGTAGGTCAGGCAGGCGTAGCGGATGAAGCCCTGCCGGTTGCGGCTGACGTTGACGCCCCGCAGCTTCTTCACGCGCCGTCCGCCTCCTCCCCGGTGTCCGCAGCCATGGCACGGGCCAGCTCCTTTCGCCCTCCCACCTTCCGGGCCGCCCGCTCCTGCCGGTCCGCCGGCACATAGCGGACGAAGTTCACGCCCAGCTCCGGGTCGTACCGCGTACCCGCCAGCGTGGTGGCCCCCGCCGGCACCCGCAACTGGGAGGGGCTGACCACGTATGTATACTCGATCTTCGGCTTTATCATGTTCCGGCTCCGGCTGTACTTCTTCCCGTCCGGGATGCTCCGTGCCTGCCGGATCAGGTACAGGGCCAGCGGGTAATAGTCCGCCTGATCCCGGAGGAGCCGCACGTCCACCGTGCCGCGGCCCCAGATATCGTCCAGCGCCTCGCCGTACAGGGTGAACACCCGATCCTCCAGCCGCAGGCCCGCGCCGCTGACCACCAGATGGACGTGGATGCGCACCACCTCGCCGGTGGCGCCGTCCACCTCGCTGGGCACCATCACCCACTTCAGGATGTCGCCGTGCTTCTTCATCCGGTAGCCGATCCGGTCTAAAAACTTCCGGGCCTCCTTCAGTGCCCCCTCGAAACTGCCGCCGCACCGGGCCAGCGCCTCCTCGGCGAAGGTCAACGTCAGCAGGGCGTCCCCGTGGCGATAGTTGCAGTTCAGCACACGGGCCAGCTCCAGCGCCGCCTGCTGCCGGTTGTTCTCCTGCTTCTTCTCGCCGCTGTTGCCCTTGATCCGAGCCCCCCGCTTGGAGGGCCGCCGACCCACCCATGACTTCCGCCGCTCCACCACGCGGCCGCTGGTGATCTTCTTGACCATGTACAGTCCCTCCCGTGCTTCCATGACGTTTTTCCTCTCTCCCCCGAATTTTCCTGTATCCGCCCCCCGGCGGTGCTCGCCTCGCTCTCCTGTTGCGGTTCCCAAAATTTCCACGCTGCCTTACGGCGGACGCTGGAAATTTTGACCGCGGCCACTCGCTCGGTTCGCTTCATCCGCCACCGGCGGCGCCCGGCTCGCTCTCACGCGATAAAATAGCATAGGTCGCGCCCGCATCCCGCGCGGAGGCCTTCGCATTTCTCGCACCGACATGGGCCCCTTGCGTTTTCCCGTGCCACCCGGACGGCGGAAGGCCGCCCCGGTGTCCCTCGCAACGCAAGACGCCATCCCGGCAAACATAGGCTTTTAACCAGCGCACAGATACGCGCGTGCGCGTATTTGTATATGTAGGGCTTGTCCTTCAGGCCCTCATATCGCCGCCCCAACGTGCCTACGTCCGTACCCCGCGCATCCAGCGCAAGCCTTCGACCCATCAGGGCAGCGATATCAAAGCCCGCTTCATCGCCGCAGCCCTCGCCCCTGACAAGGGCGAGGGCTTTTCCATTTTTACGCCTCCGCCGGCGTGGCCATCAGCTCCACCAGCGTCCCCGGCGCCTCCGCGCCGATGAGCGTTTCCACCCGCAGGTGCATCTCGGCAAACCGGCAGCCCTTGACCTCCAGCGGCACGTCGCCGTACCCGGCCGCCTCCGCCGCATCCAGCAGCACCCGCAGGCCCTTCACCGTCACCGCGCCGGGCGCTGCCGTCCGGCAAGTCTCCTGCGCGTCCACATTCTGCTTCTTCATGCTCTGTTCCTCCTGTACGCCGCCGGCCTGCGCCGGCTTTTTCGTTGTGTCCTCGCGCCGCGTCTGGGCGGTGCGGGGCCGCAGCAGCCCCACCCGCTGCCGCCACTTGGCGAACCGCACCACGGGGATGCCCAGCTGAGCCGCGATCTCCGTGTCCGTCAGGCCCTCGCTCCACAGCCGCCGGGCCAGCTCCGTGTCGAAGGTCATAGGCCGCCCGCCCTTGTTTTCAAGAGGGGCTTCCAGCGCCCCCGCCTCGGCCAGCAGATCCTTGATCTCCTTCCGGGTGCACACGTTCAGATCGGCCAGCACGCCGATCTGCGCCTGCCGGTTCCTGGCCTGCCGGTAGCTGGTCACGATCTCGTCCACCGTCATGGGATATTTCCGCGCCGGCATAGCATCACTCCTCCGTCATCTCCAGCGCCACCTTGCTGGCCGCCGTGATCCCCAGCCAGTTAGCCGTCATGGTCATGCTCTCCCGCACCATCTCGGCGGCCAAAGCGCCGTAGCTGTCCGGGTCGTTCTCCCGGATGGCCTTCCACATGTCCTTCTGGACTTTTTTCACATTCTTCAGCAGGTCATCGCACTCCTCCACCCGCTTGGTCAGGTCCGCCCAGCTCTCCTTGTCGCTGGCGTAGCCCCGTCCCCGCTGCTCTGTCATGGCGGCGACCGCCTCGGCCACCGCCGCCTGCAGGTCGGCGTATACTTTGTCAAGCCCCATGCTTTACTCCTTTCCATATCACACTTCATTTTCCCGGATGATATCCATTGTCACATCGCTCTGGATGTGGTGGGCGAAAACCGCCTTGTCCGTGGCATCGGCGTTGTAGTAGCCCGTGAAGGTCTCCCCGTCCGGCGAGGTCGCCGCGATGCACAGGCACGCCGGGCCGAACTCCGAGATCACCTGCAGCGACTCCTCCAGCCATTTGGCATACGGCTGTTTCGTGATATCAGTCATCGCCGGCGTCCTCCGTCATCAGTGTCCGTTCCATCCATGCGATCGTTTTCCGCAGGATCACGCATCCATGGATGCCGCAGTCATGCTCATGCCCGCACCCCAGACACGCAAGGCTGCCCGTCTGCACCTTCAGCCGCCGCAGCGCGGCCAACAGATCTTCGTCACGCATGCTCAGTCTCCTCCTTTGCGCCGCTCTCCACAAAGTTGCAGACTCTGGCCGCACAAGTGAGGCACAGTTGTTTCTCCGCAGAAAATGGTGTCTTAAAATTCACAACGCCATAGTGATTGAAATCCAGATTCACGCCGTCAACCTCGTAGTCGATCTCGCGCCCACACATATCGCAGAACACTTTAACCATCAACTATTCCCTCCATCCATCTTGGCCCCGCAATCCTCGCAGTATTTTTTGGTAGGTTTGTCCCAACTGCCTTCAGTGGTAATGACAAAGCCGCACGCAGAGCAGCACCACTCGTCCCCGCCAAGGTGCGCCCACCGCCCATACACCACCGGGGCAACATCAGCAGCGTGCGTTGTCAATAGATCTCGCTGGATAATGGATAACATGCGATTTTGTGCTACGCTGTTTGTTGGTTGTCGTTGCCGCAAAACTGCTTTTACAGCAGCTCTCTCAATGTATTCAGCCATTGTCAGCCCTCCTGTTCTATTCTCCCACGCCAAGCTCGTCCAGCATTGCTACGTAACATTTCACGCACACATAGCAAAGCGTCTTTACTGTCTCGTGCGGTTTCCGAATCATGACGCACACGCTGTTCTTTTTCAGCCGCTCCTGCCCGCACCTTATGCATCTGCAAATAAATCTCTCGTCAGCACGAACGCAGTCGCAATTCACATCATACAGGCCCATCACTCCACCTCCTGCACATAGCACCAGCTCTGGGGCGGGCGCTTGAGGCGCAGGCTTCCGTTGCTGCAGGTTCCGTTGTTTTCCCAGTGCATAGCGCAGCTGTCGCAGTACCAATCATGCGCACACGCCCTCCGGAAGGCATCCAGCCCCTTCGGCTCGTCGTAGACCTTCAAACCGGAGATGTGCAGGCCGTAGCCGGTCTTCGACTTCAAGTAGGCGTGCATATCGCCAAGGCCGAGGCACGACTGCCGCGCCACATTGTTTGTTGTCGGCTGACCCTCGCCCTCAACAGAATAGGAGCCGCCGGGGCCGGGTGTCACGAGGCGATAAATACGGTCACACACAAACTCGCCGATTACCTTACCATTTCCCAGTGGGCAGTTCAGTGATTTCATCGACCCCGTATCTAAGTAGTCCTGCATCAGACGTTCCGGCGAAATAGGGATGTTCAGGTCAGGTCTACCGCTGGTGCAGTAGATATAGCACTTAAACGGCGTTTGCAGTTTCGGGCGGGTCTTGCGCACTTCGATGGTCTTTTCGCCGTTGCAAATCTTCTCACACCACTTGGGCCGGATGCTGACAAGTACAGCCTTACTCATGGCCAGACCTCCTTCCCCAGCATCTTCCCTGCCCAACCGCTTACCGGTCGAATATGCCCTGCCGTGACATTTTCCAGGAAGATTTTGTACGGCTGGTGGAACACGATCCCACATCGCACATAGGCCACAGCAAAGTGGAGTCTTTCCATCATCACAGGTCTTTCGAGGTCGCTCATGTCCAGCATGACGCCGCCGGGCTCGCACGGCAGGATCGCTATGCGCCCATCCTTGTCAGCCTTGGCGAGCTCCTTAATGCGGTCAAGGCCGCCGCACTCACCAATGACCGTACACAGGTCACTCCACTCCTTTTGCAGCACCGCGATCTCCTCGGCGTAGCGGGCACAGCGGTCTACCAGCTCCTCCAGCCGGTCGGCGGCATCCACGGCAATGCGGTCGCAGTCGCAGCCCGCATAGTCGACACCGTCAACCGTCTCTTCCATGTGATAGGAGCAGGTTCTGCAATCCAACTGCGGCCCCGGCACCTGTGACGAGCACCGCAGCGCCGCCGCGATCTTCTCAGTCTTCATCCCTGTATTCCTCCTCCAGCACGTCCATCAGGGCCTCCATCACGAAGTCCCACTTCCGGGCCGTCAGCACCACATAGGCACCGCCCAGCGTCCACAGCAGCAGCGCCGCGCCCGCCAGAATTTCCAGCACATTCATAAAAAGTTCCTCCTGTCATTTTTTATCGGCGGGTAAGGCAAGCGGCGCTTACCTCGCCCATTTCTTTTCCAGATATTTCCGCGTCTCCGGGTCGGCCCGGCGCCAGTCCTCCCACATGTCCGCCGTCCAGTGCTTCCGGTCGGCGGCGTCCTCCGCCGCCGTGTACCGCTGCTGGGTGCGGGCCGTGTGGGTGATGGCCGCCGCCATCACCAGGTCGTCGTGCTCGCCCACCGCCGCCTGCGGCTTTCCGTGGGCGTCGTAGACAAACATCACCATCTCCCCCAGCGTCCACCGGGACACCACCAGCTCCGGTGATTCTTCCATCACCGTGTGCAGCTCCGCCAGCGCCTGAGGCCGCGTCTTGCCGCTGGTTTCCCAGCCGAAGGCCTTGACCATGGTGTTGGCGTAGGTGTCAAACCGCTCCCGCTGGTACAGGTTTGGGTACTCCCACTCCTCCAGCTTTCGCTGCGGGTAGGTGGAAAAGTTGACCTCGATGGCGGCCAGTGCGTTGTTGTAGTACCGCCCCAGGCAGTAGATCTGCCGGGCGTACAGGATCTCAGACTGCCGCTGCTGCAGCTCCGCCACCTGTCGCCCCGTTCGGTTGTCAATGACGAAGGCCGTGAAGCAGTCGCTGCCCTCCCCCGCCGTGTCGCCGCCCAGAACATAGGGCACGCCCTTTTCCGGCTCCTGCCAAATGCGGATGCCGCCCTTTTCCACCTCGGCGAACCGCCAGCCCTCCGGCTTGGCGCCGGTCTCCGCCGGCGTGTCGTAGGCGAACCACCCCACCCGCAGCGGCTTCGGCGCGTGCATCCGCCGGACGGCCAGCGCCCGGTTGTCGAAGAACGGACGGCCCGACAGCAGGAACGCCTCCTCCGGCGTGTTGGGGTACTCCTGCCGGAACTTGTCCACATTGCCGCCGCAGTTGGCCTTGATGCACCAGCGCCGCCACTGCAGCTGCTCCGCGTCCAGCCCGAAGTCCTGCTGCAGCTGCCGCTCCTCCTGTGTCCACACCTCGCCGCCGGTCACCGGCATCCGGTAGCCCTTCTCCATGTACCACGGCAGGAATACCGGCACCCACTCGTTGTCACCGGCCACCGCCCCGTCCCACAGGGCCTTGAAATGCTCCACGCCGTTGGCGGTGCTCTCGATGACCACCATCGTCCCCGGGTCGTTGGGCACGGTCTGCATGATGCCCAGCAGCAGATCCTCCTTGTTGTTGGGCCAGAAGGCGTACTCGGATATATGTACGTTGGTCAGGGTGTCGGAGCGGCCCACGCCGCCCTTGCCCGCCGTCTGGCACCGGATGCTGCTGCGCAGACCGGGGCGGCGGCGTTTTTCGCCGTCGTCCCGGGTGGGGTTCTCGAACACCAGCTCCTTGGCGTTGCTGTTCTTCCGCAGTGGCCGTGCCCACGAGGGCAGGCAGTCGTAGAACAGCTTGTTCATCTTGAACAGGTTGCCCGTGGCCGTGGTGTCGTGGGCCACGATAAGGGTCTTCACGTTGGGGCGCGTCACGGTGTCCTGAAACATCAGGCCCTCCGTCACGGTGGAAATGCCCTCCTGCCGCCCCTTCAGCACGATGATGCGGATGGGCTTCCCTGCCGCCGCCTGCTGGCGGATCACGCCGTACAGGTGCTCCTGCGCCTCGTTTAATACCAGCGGTGAGAGCTTCTGCTCCTTGGTACGGATGCGCAGCAGGTGCTCACAGTACGCCTTGGGATTGCGCAGGTTCACGCCGTTCACGCGCTCACTCTCCGCACCTGCTCGGCCAGTGCTCCCAGCGCCCGCCGGAGCTTTTCCTGCTCCCCGTCCGGCAGCCCGGCCAGCAGCTCCGCCAGCTTGTTCACATTGGCCACCGTCTGGTCGAACACCACCTTGAAGCGGGTCAGGCCCTCGTTGGCGGCCATGGCGGCCCGCTTGGCCGCCGCCTCCGCCTCGGCCTTGTAGCTCTTGGCGGCGTCCATGGCGGAGGTGCGCTCCCGCTGGGCGTCCGCCTCCCGGGCCTCCGCCGCCTTCTTGTCGTCCAGCGCCCTCTCCAGCGCCCTTTGGGCCTTGTCCAGCTCGGCGGCCAGCTTCTTCTCTTTGGCCGCTGCGGCCTCCTGGGCCTCGGCTCTGGCGGCGGCGATCTGCTCCTCGCTGGCGTTTACCGTCTGCACCGCCACCTCCACCGGGCGGCTGCGCAGCTGCTCCAGCTCGCCCCGCACCCGGGCCAGCTCCTCCTGCGCCGCCATGGCGGTGTCCTTGGCCTCCTGCACGTCGGAGGCGGCCTGCTCCGCCGCCTCCCGGGCGGCGTTCCGTTCTGCGATGGCCTTTTCCAGCTCCTTGGCCGTCATGTCCCGGGCGGTCTTTTCCGCCCCATCCACAACGTGCTTTTCGGCGGCAAACTCCTCCCGCTCGGATTCCGGCAAAGCCAGTAATACCAAGGCTTTGCGGACGCCCAAATCCGCAACGGTTGCGGATTTGCCGTACTCCTTCCAAAGCCGGATATACTGCTGTGCGGAGCGCTCGGAAAACTCCACCTTTTCCTCCAGCCACGGCAGCCACTCCCCGTGGGAAAGCTGGCTTTTCGCCTCCGCCAGCCTCTTCCCGATCTCCAGAATGGCCATACCGGCCTGCTGCTTGTAGAAGTTGATCTCCTCCGTGATGATGCCGATGTCCCGCACCGGCGCCGCCGGGGCCGCGCCGTCAAATATCTCGCGCAGGGCCTCGCCCTCGGTGTACCCCTCCGGGGTCACCTCCACCATGTCATACATGCTCATGCCGCATCCTCCTTGTTTGTCTTGTGTTTGTGTTTCTTGCCGTGGACCACATCCCGCAGCCATGCGGTCACGAAGTCGTGCACGGCCGGATTTGCCTCATAGCCGGCGTTGTGCAGCGTCCGGCACTGCACAACCGACTGGTTTCTTAATTCCAGTGTGTAATAGGGGTCGTCCGGTGCATCCAGCCGCCGGACGAAGAAAATGGCCGTCTCCCCGTCTGCCATGCGGTCGGCGTAGCCGCCCACGCAGTGGTGCAGGCTGGCGCCCTCCGCAATAAGCTCGTCCGCATCCGCCGCCGGCCGGATCAGCAGTCCGCCGGCCTCATACCGCCACTTCTCCAGCTCCCCGGCCCTTTTGTGGAACTCAGCCCGCTTGGCCTCATTGGCCTTGTGCTTCACCTGCGCGATGGTGCGCCGGTGCGCCGCGTCCAGATCCTTCGGCAGAAGCACCTCCCTGTCGTGCAGATCCAGCCCCAGCGTCACGCAGTCCAGCAGATAGTCGCGGAACAGCTCCTCCGTGTGGTCACTGAATGATCTGTTGTAATACGCCGGCCCGCCCTTTTTCGCGGCCTCGCGGCGCTCCTGCTCCTCGCGGCAGAAGCGCGCCTCTGCCAGCCCCCGCTGTCTGTCCAGCCACGCGGCGATGCGCCCCACCGGCGCGAAGCCCAGCGCGGCCCCCACCATGTTCAGGTCCATGCCGCTGTCCAGAAACGGCTCGATCTCCGCTTCGCGGAACCGCCCGTCCGCCACCCGTGCCCACAGGCTCCTCACGGTCTGCACGCGCTCCGCAGTCCAGTCCCTCGGCGCCAAGAGCTTCAGCAGCCGCCGGGGGAAGCGTACCGCACCCTCGATGCTGTCCGCCCGCCAGCTCACGGCGTAGCGGTGCTCCTTGCCAAATCCCCAGCCCCGCTCCTCCACCAGCCGCACATACCCCGCCTTGTAGAGCTTTTCCACCGCCGGGTAGCGCGGCCAGTCCACGGCCATCCGCAGGATATCCGCCTCGCACCGCCGCTTTCCACGCTCGATCAAAAAGTCCGGCAGCGGGCAGTATGCCAGCGGCGTCCCGGCCACCAGCTCCTGCCATTTTTCAGGCAGATAGAAGTAATAGCCGCCGTCATAGACATCCGTCACATTCCGCATGCGCTCCCAGTCCGCCAGCAGAAGGCGTTCCGTCTGCATCATGCTCACCCGATATTTTGTTTCGTGCTGCCACTTGGCCACATGGCTGTCCCGCAGCATCCATCGTGCCGTCTCCTTCAGCCAGCGGGGGATATCCTCCCACTGGGCCGCGGGGTCTCGCTCCAGCCGCCACTCCCGCAGGAACAGCACGCCGTCCTCAAGCCCACGCTGGAGCGTCACCACATTTTCCACGGCGTCGGCGGCGTAAAGGGCGCCGCCCTCCAGCACATGGCGCACCTTCATCCCGCAGACAGGGCAATAGCTGACCTTTCCCTGCGCGAACCGATCTGATGCATCCGGCGCCCGCACCTTCTGCCGGCAGCAGAAGCACGTCCCGCGCCAGCCGCCCTTTTTGTACAGGAGCACATGATCCTCCTCCAGCACCACCCGCCGGATGTAGTCCACCAGCCCCTCCGGCAGTGCCGAAGGGCACAGAGCCACATCCTCATCCATGATCTCGCCGCGCCGCTGCTTTTCGGCCAGCGTCTCCGCCTCAACGGCCTCCTCCACCCAGCGCGCCAGCTCCGGCATCCGGTGGTTTCGCGTCTTCTCCCTGACGCCCAGCCAGCGGGTCAGGGCCGCTTCCGCCGCATCGTCGATCTCCGGGTAGCAAATTTCAGGCCGTGTGGCCGCGCTGCCGTACATGGCGGTGGACAGACTCACCCGCCGGTATGCCCTGTCGCCGTGGGCCAGTATCGCCGCCGTCCGGTGCTTCTTGGAGCACACCAGCCGCAGATCCTTCCCGCTGGCGCTGGTCCAGCGCATCGCGTTCCGCCGGGCCTCGTTCATGGTGAAGGTCACCACCAGCAGACGCTCCCCGTCCGCCACCGGCCGCTGCACCGTCACGCGGAAGTGCATGGTGTCGATGCCTGTAAACGGCTCCGGCCACGGCAGTTCCCGTACCTTCTTCGGTATCCGCATTGCCCCCGCCTCCTTACAGGAAGTCTGTCAGATCCAGCGATACCGCCGCCTGTGCAGCCGGTGCCTCCGGTACCGCAGGCGCGGGTACTCTGCCGGTGCCGCGCATGGCCCGCAGCTGTGCCGGCTCATCCGCCGGAAAGCCGAAGTACCTGTCTACCTCGCCAAACACAGCGTCCGGCGTCAGAACCGCACAGCCGTTCACCGCTTTCTTCTTTGCCGCCGCCATCACAGCGTCCATGGCGCCCGCCAGCGTCTTTTTCTCCGCCGCCGCCTTCCGTTCGCAGTCTGCGTCCAGCCCGCAGCGGTCTATGATGTAATGACCGATGATCTCCGTATAAGGGTCATCGGGTCTTTTCTGCATTTCCGTGTTGATTTTTTCCACAGCTCCCATGGTCTGTTCCTCCTGTCATTCCTCACACCCCGGCGTGCATCCGCCGGAAATAGTTTTTCTTCGCCGCTCTGACGCGGCGCTCCTCGATCTCGGCCTCGCTGCGGCAGTGGTCGCACACCACGCCGCTGCCGTGGAACCATGTGCCGCACTTACAGCACACGTTCTTCACCACCGGCCGCTTCTCCTGCAGCTCGCACAGGGCCGCCACGGCGCCCCACCGGACGCCCCAGAGCCGGGCAGCCTCCACCGTGGCCTGCTCCCAGCTCTCCGCGATCACCGGCATCGTGGCGTGTCCCTCGCAGGCCACGAACCACAGCCATTCCTTCTTTGCCGCCATAGGGCGGTCACCTCCTCTTCGAATCCAGATTCCGCCGCTGCATCAGCCGCGCCGACCGCGCCCTGGCGTACCACCGCATCACGTCCGCCGCGTCCTTGGTCTCCCGCTTGGCAGAGCGCAGCTTGTCCAGCTCCGCCTGATACGCGCCGTACTCGGCGCACCGGTATGCGCCGCTCTCATCGGCGCCGTGGCACCCTACCCGCCGCTTCGCGCAGTCCCGGCAGGGCGCCGCAGGTACGCCGTTTCGCCCGTTATCCATGGCGGCCACCGCCCAGCTTGTCCACCAGACGGAGCACACCGCAGGCCAGCGCAGCCGCCCCTATGTAGGTGCAGACCCACCCGAATACCATCATGCCTGCACCCTCCCCAGCGTCTCCTCCTGCCACGTTTCGATGCGGTCGGTGTCCTGCACCTGCACCTGATACGCCCAGCCGCCCCAGTGCCGTGTCACACGCAGCACCGTGCCCATCGGCGGATAGCCGCCGTTCCGCTCCGCCGCCAGCGGCGCGAAGTTTAAAACCTGTTCGCCCTCGGCGTAGACCGCGCCGCGCTGCTTCTTCCTGCTCATAGCTCCGTCCTCCTTTGTGTGTCGTCCTCGCTTGCCGGATAAAAGCGGACCTGCCCGGCGAAAAGCTCGTTGAGTATCGTCACCTTGATGGCCGTCCCCAGCCGCCGGCGCTGCTCCTCGTTCAGCGTGTCCACGTCCGTCTCCACGCCGTTCACCTTGACGTAGGCCTTCACCGTAATGGGCGGCCGTTCCCTTTTCGCCATGCCGTCACGCTCCTTCCTTTTATAATTGATTCCTATGCCCCGCCGGGGCTGTCCTATGGCACTTGCCACCTTTTCGCAAATGTGCTACCATACCCCTCGGAAGGAGGTGTTTCCAAATGAAAAAGCACAAACCCGCACCATTTTCCCTGGCACCCGCAGATGCCCCTGCCGTTCTCGCCGCGCTCCCACTCGTCTCCGCTTTCGGCGCCGAAACTGAATTGCAGCAGGAGATAAACAACGCTCTTTCGCTTGCCGTCGTTCAAAAACTGGTAGGCGGGCAGTCCGTCTCATTTTCAGCACAAGAATGCCGAATCATCTATGCCGCTGTTTCCGCAGCTAAGCTTTACCTGTCCGGCTGGCTTCGTGACAGCGATCTTGCCCTTGACCTCTCGGTCGATGAAGTCGCGGAGCTTCGCAAGCATCTTTTCACGTATAACCGCTTGGAGCCGCCGCTGCGTTCCCTTGTCGAATCCCTCGAAGGTGATCCACACCGTTGACCCATCTGTATAGTTGGTGTTGAGCAGCCGTCTCAGCTCATCCGCTGGGGCGGCCACTCTTTTTTCTCGCCGCATTCTTCCCTCACCTCCTCCCCTCGGCTGTTTTTTCATGCCCTCTTTCAAGAGCACTTGCATAAAGTCATCCAGCATTCCTGTACGTACACGGGTCAACGTTCAGCAGCAGGCAGAGTGACAGATATGCATAGACATTCAGCTTCGTCCGCCCCGCCAGAGCGGATTGCAGCGTCGAATACTTCACGCCTGACCGCCTGCTTGCCGCAGCCATTGTCATGCTGCGCTTATTCAGCTCCCGCCGGATCATTTCTTCTGGTGTCATAGTTTCCTCCGTTTACACTTCGTATCAGCCGCCGCCGGATCGCGGCCTGCTCCTCTGCGCTGGCCATGCGGAAGTCCTCAAGAAAGCGTTCCTCATCCGGTGTCAGTTCTGCTCCATCCTCGAACAGCAGCCACCAATCAACACCGAGCACTCTCCCGATTTTTTTCGCACTGTCCACGGACGGAGCACTCTTTCCGTTTTCGATGTTGCAGTAGGTTGCCTGTGCGACTCCCACTGCCTTTGCTACTTCGCCCTGCTTGAGTCCAAGTCTTTCGCGTACATATCGAATGTTCACCACTTAACATCGTCACCTCCTTAGTTAGGTTTAACCTAACATAGCATAGGTTTGTCCTATTGTCAATAGGTTTAACCTAAAATATTAGCCTTGCCCTAATCTATTTGCCGTGTTAACATATGCCTTAATGAAAAGGAGATGATAAAATGCCCGCTTGCCCCAACAATATCCTCAAAGCGCGTGAACGCGTCGGCATGAGCCAAAAGGAGGTTTCTATAACCT